AGCCTAGAGTACAGTTGGTTTAACGATCTTGATGATGTTCGCAGAGATGCTATGATTGACATTAGTTTTAACCTCGGTGCTACTAAGCTACGGAAATTCGTACTGGCGCTAGACGCGATGGCAAAAGCAGACTACAAATCTGCCTCAGAAGAATTCCTAGACTCCGATTGGAGTCGAACCGTCAAAGGACGGTCAATCGAGCTTGCCAAAATGATCGCAACTGGTGAGTATTAGCTACGAGGTTAGGCAATGCCGCTTAAGAAACTCCAATTAAAACCGGGGGTTAACCGTGAGAATACACGGTACACTACCGAAGGCGGCTGGTATGAATCCGACAAAGTGCGATTCCGTCAAGGTATGCCTGAGAAGATTGGTGGCTGGGAGCGCATCTCTGCAAACACGTTCTTGGGAGTGTGCCGTTCACTGTGGAACTGGATCACGTTAGGTGGTCAGAACCTAATTAGCGTAGGCACTACTTTAAAGTACTACATAGAGCGTGGTGGAAACTACTACGATATAACCCCTATACGTCTGACTACTGTAGCAGGTGCTGTAACTTTTGCAGCCCGCATAGTATTTCCTCCATCTTCTACCCTTACTGTAACCAATGTTTCCCACGGTGCTAATGCAGGGGATTTTGTTACCTTTTCTGGCGCAGTATCTCTTGGGGGCACTATAACTGCTGCTGTCCTTAACCAAGAGTACGAAATCTCTACTGTACTTACCGATGATACCTACACGGTAGCTGCGAAAAACACTTCAGGGGTTGCTGTAACGGCTGGTGCGGCGGATACAGGTAACGGTGGTGCTGCTGTTATAGGCACTTATCAAATTAATACGGGTTCTGCTACAGCCGTACCTTTTAGTGGATGGGGTTCTGGAGGGTGGGGCTTAGGTACATGGGGCTACTCCAACGCTTCTTCGTCTGCAATTCGACTCTGGAGCCAATCTAACTACGGTGAAGACTTAGTATTTGCCTTTCGTGGTGGCCCTATTTTTTACTGGGATGCAAGTTCTGGTACAAGTGTGCGCGGCAAAACAATAGACACTACCAACTACCCCGATCCCGGCGTTCCCACAACTGATCCTATTGCTGTGGATGTCCCCTCCCTTGTTAATATTGTAAGTGTCTCAGACATCTATCGCTTTGTGTTTGCCTTTGGTGCTAATCCCTTGGGTACTACTACACAAGACCCTATGCTTATACGGTGGTCTAACCAAGAAAACGTATTTGACTGGGCGGTTACAGCAACGGGAACAGCAGGTAGCATCCGTGTTTCGCACGGGACAGAAATCGTTGCCGTCGTACAAGCCCGCCAAGAAGTCTTGGTATGGACTGATGCCGCTCTCTATTCTATGCAGTACTTGGGCGGTGATATTGTATGGAACGCCCAGTTAATGGGGGATAACATCTCCGTTGCCAGTCAGAATGCCACTGCTTACGCAGGTAGTACAGCTTACTGGATGGGGCGTGACAAGTTCTACAAATACGATGGCTCGGTAATGACGCTTCCGTGCAATGTTAAACGCTACATATTCAACGATATTAATACTGCCCAGTTTAGCCAAGTAGTGTCGGGCACTAACGAAGGCTTTAACGAAGTGTGGTGGTTCTACTGTTCAGCGGGAGTTATAGCTAATGACCGCTACGTGGTCTACAACTACCTTGAGGATATATGGTATTACGGCAACATAGCGCGTACCGCGTGGTTGGACTCAGGGCTACGGGACAGGCCCATAGCTGCTACTTACAGCAGTAACTTAGTTGACCATGAGAAAGGCAACGATGACCTACAAACAGCGGTTACTACTGCAATAGTTGCCTCTATAACGTCTTCTGAGTTTGACCTAGATGATGGGCATTCCTTTGTGCTAATTAACCGTATGTTACCGGACGTAACGTTTGATGGGTCTAGTGCGGCAGCGCCCGCAGCTATTATGACTCTTTCCCCTATGTCTAATTCGGGGTCTGGGTACAACAACCCCTTATCTGTAGGTGGTAATTCTGCGTCAACAGTTACACGGTCAGCTACAGTGCCTATAGAGGCGTTTACAGGGCAAGTGTACATAAGGATAAGGGGTAGGCAGTTAGCCTTTAAGATGGAATCTACGGCTATTGGAGTAGCGTGGCAGCTAGGTGCGCCTCGATTAGACATGCGCCCAGACGGTAGACGATAATGCCTACTACGGCGCAAGACACCGACAGTAATGTAGTTGCACCTGCCTTACCCACAGCACCGATTGACTACCAGAAAGGCTATTTAGATCGCTTTAATAACATTTTACGTTTGTATTTTAATCAGTTAGATAACGCATTGAGGAACGCCGTGGCTACTGCCGTCCCCTACAATTTACGAGTTGCTGAAGGCCAGATTACTGGGGCTACGTCCTTGTTCAAATTTGGCTTTAACGCTGATGTAGATACCGCAGAGGAAACTGTGTGGACGCAGGGGGGAGACTTAGTTTACCCCGGTGCAGCGGATGAGGTTTATATCTCCAGTAGTAACACTAACGATGTCAACCCCGGTGGTACTGGGGTGCGAACCATAAAGGTACAGGGACTAGATGCCAATTACCTTGAGATAGAAGAAGATATTGCTCTGAATGGTCAAACCCAAGTAATTACGACGAAAGAGTATTTAAGAATTTTTAGAGCTTATGTTCTGACAGCGGGGGCAAATGGAGCTAGTGCTGGCACTGTTTACGTAGGTACAACGGGAGCTACCGCTGGTGTACCCCCGGTAGTATATGCAAGCTTTGGCACTGCTAATCAGACGCAGATGGCAACGTATACCGTCCCAGCTAGTAAGACTTTGTATGTGGATGACATTACGTTTACATCAGCTATTTCAGCTGCAAATAATTATGCCACGGTAAAGTTTGTAACCCGTGCGTTTGCCAGTACCGCGTTCAGAACAAAGTTTATACAGGTAATGCAGAGCAACAGTAGCGTGTCACCGTTTAACTACCCGCTGGCTATCGCTGCCAAGACCGACATAGAGTGTCGTGCACTTGCGTCTAACACTAATAATCAAGTCAGCGCCGCCTTTCAGGGCGTGTTGATCGATAGCTAATATGGCTCAAGAATTCGACATCGTACAAGAGGTGCTTGCCCAGTTTGAGGAGAGCAATGATCTTGTGGAAGACGTACTGGCTGAGCTTGCAGCTGGTGGCCCTGTGCAAGGGTTTAACGGAAGGGGCAGTTCCCTAGTTACCAGCGACCCCCCTACAGGTCGTACAACAGGGGCAAGTGGCGGGTTTGATATGGTAGATGGGATGCCTATCCCTGAAGATCGCTCTGTAAGAAGGTTTGACGGTGCCGAATTAAGTAGTCGTTTTGCAACTTCTATAGGAGGCTCCAGCTTTGGGCTGGATGGCACGAATGATTCAGGCGTTGGTTCTTCTAGCGCTATCAGCCAAGCCTATAATGCCATTAGCAATCTGTATGGTGGAGATGCTAGTACTGCATCGGTTAATCAGGCAGTGGCGGGAAGCCTGCCCACTACAACTCCACAAGCACAAACGCAAGGAGTATCTTCCGCTTCCACTCCCGTGGACGTTGCTTCCTTGATTGATGGGGTAATTGCTGACTATGAGGCTGGGTCTACAACTTTTGTGGATGGTTTAGCAGAGGTTAAAACAATCCTTGACGCAGCTGCAAGAACAGCAGGTATTACCGACACTGAGCAAATAGCTGAAATTGTAGCCGGAGGGGTAGCCGCACTAGAAAGTGGGGGAGATGGGGCAAGCGCTGTAACAGGAGCCGTAACAGTGGCAGAAACTAACGGGGCAATGGCAACAGTACAAAACGCCGCCGCTGCCGCCGCAACTGCCGTTGGTGAAGCTGCATCCACAATTTTAGATGCCGACGTTCCGGGCCTTGTAGACGTGGATATTATTGCCAAAACAGTAGATGTAGTTTTGGGGGGAATTGGGAAGGTTGTTGGTGGGTGGATAGGCACGTTTTGTCCGGAATGTAACAACGAGATTGTCCTAGGGCCGGGGGGTGTTTCGGTAACCATTAGCACAGACCCACCCTCAGGAGGAAAGGGTGGCGGTACTGTTGTGTCTACAGAAGACCACGGTAACGGTTCTTCAACTCGTGTAGTAATTGATACAGGTAGTAAGGTAGGTGACATAGTACTTGGGGGCGGAACGGGTGCTGATGTAGCCGATATAATTTTTGGGGAGGAAGGGGTTTTTGGCAATGAAGGAGTTTTTTCAATCCCAGATGTTCTCTCTATCCCGAACCCTACTACCACCGAGGTAATACAACAGGCGGCGTGTGTGTTACAAGGGGGTACATGGGAATGTGCATACTGGGGCTGTGGTTGCAACCATTCCGCCACTACAACTACCTCAAGTGGAACGGGAACGGGAACCACTACTGAAGGTGGAGGGGAGACTACTAGCGAGGGCGAAGGTAGTGAAACGGAAGGTGACGAAACTCAAACTACCGGCCAGACTACCGTTAAGGTTGGCAAATCCCTCCCAGCTGGTCGCTGTGCAAGTTCTATATATGCGTATACGCATCCTGCCGAGTGCATTTTATACTTTAAAGATTGCAATGGTTCTCTCTTGCATGTCACGAAAACGTGTAAAGACAATTCTAGGGAGTGTACTGCTGACGAAAAAGCGGTTTGTCCGGGGGAAATATTAGACGGAAACTGTGCCTGTCCTGAACGGGTGTGTACTGATGCAGAGCAAGCTGCTTGTCCGGGTGAAGCACTATTGGCAGATTGTTCGTGTCCTGAGGAACCAGCCTGTGATAAACGTTGTCCAGACGATTCAACTCCTGTTGACTGTGACCTAGCAAACTGTATTGATGAAGGCTGTAGTGTTGAACAGATACAGACTTGCCAAGCTCAAGGGTTAGAAATAGATAAAGA